TTTGTCGGAGTAATTATGGGGCTTACAGCTACATTAGCATTTATTGCAGGTGTAGTTGGATGGTATCTAGAATTTGATGGTGTGATGGAATTTATGGAAAAAGTTCTTAAATTCGGTAGTTTATCTGCTGTATTAATGGGAGTTAGGAAAATATCTGGACACATATCAGAAAGAAATAAAAATAATAACGAACAAGAAAAGGGATAATGCCAAACAATTATGATTTTTCCAAACTGGAGAATCTCAAAACAGTGGAAGTAGATCCAGAAGGATGGACTTCCCCTCTTTATGTGGAGTATGGCATGTCTCTTTATGGAGATGTCCTTGCCTATTATTGGAGAGTAAAGGGAACAAAACATACATTCGTTATTCCTGTATTAAGAATGGACTATTTAAGTCAAGGGGATTATGAAAAACATTTTAAAGAAGCTCTTGAAGGTTTTCGAGATGAATACTTAGGGTGGAAATATGAACAATTTTATCTCCCGTGGATGAAAGAATATCATGAAATGTTTAAAGGGTTTATTGCTGAATGAGAAAACATACTGTTTATATAACTATCAATGATATCAATAATAAATTTTATATTGGTACTCACTTAACTAATAATTCATTGGATTCTTATTTAGGAAGTGGAAATTTATTGTTAATGGCTATCAAAAAATATGGAAAAGAGAATTTTAAAAAGACTATTCTTGGGGAATTCGAAAATCATAGAGAAGCTCATTATTGGGAAGAATTTTATATAAAATTATTTCAGGCAACTTCTAGAGAAATAGCTTATAATATAAGTCCTTCAGGGGGAACAAAATACGGAGGAGCCTTATCAGAGTATACTAAGAATAAAATATCTAAAAATTCCAAGGGAAAAATCCCATGGAATAAAGGATTGAAAACTGGTCCAAGAAAAGAAGAAACGAAAAAAAGTATAAGAGAAACATTAGAAGGGGTTAAGCATACAACAGAAAGAAGGAATAATATAAGTAAAGGTTTAATAGGAAATACCCCATGGAACAAAGGAATAAAAAGTGGAGTATAAAAAACTTTTTTAAGAAAAAGAAAGTAAATATAAATGAAGAAAAAATTGAGATACAAAAAGTGATTTTAGCTTCATCTCCTTATGATATTAAGGTTAAGAAGGTCCAAGTTAAAAAAATAGAAATTAGGAAATGAGTATTTGGTGTAATATATTTGGACATAAATGGGATACCGATATAGCCTATGAGCAGGATTGTACCCGGAAAGCTTGTACAGCCTGGAGAGCTTTATATGAGAAAAAATACCCCAAAATCGGGGAAGCCAAATATCATTGGCAAATATTTGATATAAGTAAATTAAAACTTAAATAAAATGAGTACTGAAGAAACCAGATTCTTTCAATTTTTAGCCGGGGAAAGAAAAGGAGAGGTCCTTATATTTGACCGTATTGAACAAGATGGAGGAGATGTTTATCTTTGTTTTAAAGATGATTCTCGATGTAATGAAGATCTAATTCTCCCAATTAATAAAAGGGAATATTCTAATGAACTTATGGCTGAAGTAGAAAGTCCATCAAATATTTGGACCTTTGATGAAAAGTGGGTGGGCAGAATAGAAGAAAAGTGGAGTTCGCCAGAGGATACTCCAGATGGAGAAATACACTTAGTTCAGCCTTTTGTGCCGGGTCGGAAACAAATTACTCCAATCCCTCCGAGAAAGTCCACAGCCAAATTTGGAGCTATATCAAATCATGTTACCCCATCTCCGGCTCCTCCACCTGTAACAGTTAACCCTCTTGTTGGAGACCCTGTGTGGCTTATGATGGATAAGGCTAAGAAATTTGATACAGATGTAGAGATGAAGATTACTATATCTTTACCAACTAAGTCATTATATGATGTAGCTAAAGAATCTTTTGATGAAGGAGGGTCAAAAGTTATTGAATATATAATAGAAAATCTAGATAACCAAAAATTAAAGGAGAGTTTAAAGACTGCTTTAATGGAAGCATATGGTGAAGAGATAAAATCTATTGTTCCCGAACTTGAAATCCCAACAATGGATTTGGGAGAGCCTGTTGCCGTTGAGGAGCCTGTAGTTAGAACTGCTACTGCTGAGGAGATTAAAGAGCTTGGAGATAGAGAGCAGAAAAGAAGGGTAGAACTAGAAGAAGAGAAAAAATAAACCAATAAAATGAAAGTAGAACCTAAAATCGTTTTTGAAGGCGAATTTGAAGAAGTATTAGAAGTAGATAACCATCTTTATCTCCGAAGTAAATTGGATCAAATATGTGTTATCCCTTATACTATTTCTAAAGATGGATTGCTGGACAAAATAGGTATCGTTGAATTATGGAATGATGAGGAGGCAAAGAATATACAATCCCTTCTTAAAGGATATTTAAATGAGGATGATGCAACTAATTTAGTTGGAGCTAATAGAATTCTCTATCAAATATCAGGGACTAATTTACCAGACGCTTCTCGATGGATGTTTTTAGGTACTGTATATAATACTCTGGAGTCCCATTCGCCCATAAGAATTTATGGTGTGGATGTAACCGGAGTGGAAGTAAAGGGGCAGGATTCTGTAATGAATAAGGCAGATAGAAAAAGATTTCGTATGATGGAGTCTAACCATGTAATTCAATCTGATGATTTACTCTTATTGGGGTCCTTTACAAGATTATTTAACTTTTTTTACACTCAATCACTTAAATAATGATACTATTTGGAAAAGAATTGCCAGATTTGCCAGGAATAGATCCTGAATTAGATCCCGAAGAAGGAAAAGAATATCCAATATCTATTAACCTTAAAGTTGACGAAGCAAAAGCTCTTGAAAAAATCTTTAATGTGCTTGTAAACCCGCTGATTAATGATGCTATTATAAGCGAAACCTTTATGTCTCTTAGCAAACATGTAGCTGCGAAATCCTTTGCACCCGGAAAGGATGATATAAAAGAACTTGATGGAGTTGAAGAACTTGTAAAAGAATTAGCATCTTGTAAAGGATTTGCTATAGTTAATGTTCAAATTGCTACTGCTTTGCAATTCTCTAGTCAATTTAGTTCGTCGCCTTTACAGAAATCCCTGTCAACTCATATAGGATTATATCAAGTAGGAGTTATCTTAAATTGCAGAATATTTGCAGATCCGATGATGCTCTGGGGGGATACTAGAGTTTGTGCAGTTTCAAATAATTTCTATAATTTTGCCGAAGGAGATAGCGAATTATCTTTAGTTCCTGATGTGATATTTCCTAGAACTATAGTCAAATACAAATTTCATTCCAAAGAAGCTGAATCAAAAGTATTTAAAGTAAATAACATTCAAATATAGAGATTATGAACAGGAGAGAAAGAAGACATATGGAAAAACAACTTGGCATAGCTAAGTTGAAAAAGAATCGAACTAATAAGCAGAAGTTTGAAGAAATGAGTCAAAATATTGAACATGGCAGAGAGATGGAGTCAAAAATGAAGGAAACAGTCCGAGTACAAAGTCAAAAAAAGATGGATGAAGATTCTGCAGCTCGTATTTCTTCTATCACGACGGATCTTATGATAAATCAAGGAGTTCCCTATGTTGATGCAGTTGAACAAGCAAAAGAATTATACAAGCAGGAAGTTGAAGCTGCAAACACTAAAGAATAACTTATGAAGTTTTATATAACGGTAGAAGGGATACCTAAACTAAAGAGATCCTTTCTCAATCTAAAATTATACTCTATTATTAATGTATCAGAAATCTTGGCGGACCATGGATATGATTATGAAAATATAGATGAATATGGTATTTTTATAGTTAACGAAAAGATTCTCAAGTTAATAGCTAATTATGTTAAATCTAAAAGGATTAGAGGGATTATCTATTCTAATGCTAATTTAACTCTTTCAACTATAGAAAATTTATTTGATACTTTAGAGCCATTAGAAAAAATCCAAGATATAGTTCTTCTGGATGATTATAATGTTCCTAAATTAGGAGAACATTATAAATATTTTAATGAAATAATATTCTTCCCTTCTGTTAAAAAGATTCGTTTAATTGAATGCAAACCAATAAAAGAAGGGGTAGATTGGAAACCTAGCTGATCTGTCCATTAATAGGTAGAAACAGTTTCGAGGCCCGATACAACAGGATTTGTACCGGGCCTTGCGGTTAAATAGTGATAAAACTTTCTACGTGAATATATAAAATAAAATAGTTCAATGGCAACAGATGGAATAACAGGAAATGCTGATGAAAAAATCCAAAAGGCAGTAGATCTTATTGTTGATTCAATAGAATTTGGTGTAGCTTATGGAAGATATATTTGTTTTCGTACTAAAGTAAACACTTTATATAATCAAATCATCGCTGCTGATACGGATCTTGGCTCTAAGAAAATTCAAACGAGGACAATTACAGATTTATCAAAGTTAGTTGTTCGTGCTGCTTTTCGTGTATGGAGAGAGAAACTACAAGAAGCTCAAACTTACTATGCCCAGTGCTTGAGAGATTCCCAGGCCAAAACTGAATATGAGACTGATGGGCAAAGCGGATCAGGAAACACTTCCGAAGTTATAGCTCCTCCTGTAGGAGACAGTGGGCCTTTTGATAGAAGATTGGATAGATTAATGCTTACTGATCAGGAAGATGGAGCAAGAGTTGTTATTCCATATGATACAAGATATACAGATGCTGGAACTCTAGGTTTTAATATGAGTGAAGATATGGTTAAAAACTCCGAGGTGGAGAATAAGGATGAAATTGCCATGGGAATTGCTGCTACTAATGAAAACATGAGAAATGATCCATTCTTTATTGGTGTACAATCAATTGTTAATGCCTATTCTATTACAAAGCTTTATGGGTCTAATTCAGGAGAATATCTAGTGGATAAAAAGGGGGAAAGAAGATGGTATGAAATCGATTCTACTCAAGATGGCCGATTAGCTTATTCTCTTAATCCAACGACAACTTCTATAATTAATTGGGGGGAAGGAGACCCTTATTCAAGAACCCCTTATCATTTTTCAGACTTTGTTTTCTGCAAATACTGGAACATCGTACCAAATAATCGAATGATCACTCTAAGAAGATTTCCTGCACCAATTGTAGATAATCTTAAGTTCCCTGGAATGGATGGATTCACAGGGGCTGGAACTCCTAGCGAAAAAGATGATGATGGGCAAACAGGATTAGCTGATGGCGAAATCTCAGAAAGTGTTTCTGCTACAGATAATGTTCAAGGGGATCAAGGATCAGGAAAGAAAGTGGATTTTCCTCCAATGGCTACAGCTATTACTTACTTTGGCGAGGAAACTAATAATCAATTATCTGACTTACTTAAGTTACTACAGGATTCAACTGGGGGGAACAAGAAGCAGATGTTTTTACTGTAGGAACTACTAGTAATCCAGATATGGAATCTGGCCCCGCAGGATTATTTGGAGGATTAGGATCAATGGCAAAAATGCTTAACATTGCAACCGGAAACTTTGATAGTAATGCTATTATGAATGAAGGGAACTTACCACCAGATCCTTATACGGATGGACCATACGAGAATAGAATTATAGGTCCTGTAAATGCTATCACTAAAGTAAGAAAAAGGGAACGTGGCCTTCAGTATGATAATAAGATTTCATTAACATTTGAGTATGTTGCAAGACCAATTGGTGGAGTAAACACTAAGGCAGTTCTGTTGGATATTCTTTCCAACTTTTTAGTAGTTGGTTCAGCAACAGCTATGTTCTGGGGAGGCCAACATAGATTTATGGGTCAACCTCAAAGATACCCATTCATCGGAGGGGACAAAGGAATTCAACAATGGTATCGTGGAGATCCTATGGCATGGGGACAAACTTCCGTAGAGAGCTTTGCTACTAAAGTTGTAGGGGCAGGTGGAGTACTGGATATGGCCAAAAACTTTTTTTCATCTTTACTTGGCGGAGGGGGAGAAGGTGATAAAGATATAATGGGAGGATTAAAAAATGTTTTAACTGGAGATAATATTGCAAGTAATATTATTAGAGCAAGAGCAGCTGAAAAATCTAAAGGATCTATTCCATATCTTTCAGGGCTTAAAGCTCTTCTTATCGGTGAGCCGGTAGGGGAATGGCATGTAACCATTGGAAACCCTCTTAACCCTATTGCAATGATCGGTAATTTAATATGTGATAATATCGAGGTAGAATTTGGTAATGAATTAGGCCCAGATGATTTTCCATTAGACTTAAAAATTATTGTTAATCTCGAGCATGGAATGGCAAGAGATAGAGATGCAATTCAATCCATGTTTAATAGAGGTATGGGTAGAATATATGATCTCCCAGATGCTATGTCTGGTAGTGCAGATTATGAATCTAGGACAGACGATTATACAGGTAATCAATCAGCTACAGGAAGATCCCCATCTGATTGGAGAAGCGGAACTGTTATTGGGGGAGCAGCTACATCAGGTGGAGCTACTGGGTCTTCAAGAACCGAATTAAATGCTCTTCATGGACAAACATCTGTATGGAATAGAGCCAAATTTAATTCTGTTTCCCCTAATCAATTCTCTGGATTTGGTACAAGAGATAATCCACAAAATATCTGGGCAAGAAGTGAATTTAGAGCAACTTCTTGGGTAGGACTAAAATCACTTAAGTAATTATGTTTTTAAATTCATTAGATAGAAAACCCCTTTTCAGAAAAGCAGATGGAAATATAATAAGAGATCTGACTAAGACTATGTTTGATTTTTCTTCCAATAATTATGTAAATTATTCGGTTTATAAAGTTCCCTCTGATTATGAAATGAGACCAGATCTTATCTCTCAGTCTGTTTATAACAATACTTTGTATGCAGAATATATTTTGAAATATAATGGAATAAGTAATCCATTCACGATTGATACAGGAGATATGATTCTTATTCCTACTTTGGATACAGCTAAGAAAAATGTTAAAAAAGCTGGAACTGATGCAGAAAATTCCGACTCAAGGAGAATAAGAAATACTTACAAATATATTGACCCAACAAAAGCCCCAAAAAGAGATGTGGATATAGAGAAATTTGACCAGAGAAATTTAGGTAAAAAAGATGGTCAATTAACTGACGGAGCTTTACCCCCTAATATTGCACAAGAAGGAGAAAAAGGAATTACATACAGAAATGGTAGGGTATATTTTGGGGAAGGAATAGGTCAAAGTGCATGTTTAAAGAATGGAATGAGTTCAAGCGAATTTTTAACAAAGGTAATAAAGAGTAGAAAAGTATAATGGCAGATTACACATTTAATCCGGCACCGAAAGAGAATGCTCCAACTAAATCTCCTAACTCAAGTCAGGAAGGAGCAGCAAGAATCTGGAATGTTTTTGAGTCAACAATTGTTCTGGATGAACTATCTGTGCCACAAGAAAATCAAGGGGAAGGATCTAATCAAAAAGTTGAGGACCTAGTATCCACAGAATTTCCTCTCATTAAGATAAATGATTATTTTGTATCAAAAGGAGAAATAGATTCTTTCACAATTGATTCAGCAGATAAAATACCAAAAATAACTTTATCATTATCATTTCCTAATGAATTATTCTTATCAAAAAATATGCCTAAAGATGGAGATATAATCTCAGTGGCTATTAGGAGTAAAACAGAACTATTAAAACCTATTAGAAATGATTATGTTATAACTGGAGTAGTTTCTAATAAAAGGAACACTAATTCTCCAGGAGTTATTTCAATGACCTTTTTTGGAGAACTATTCATACCAGGATGGAATTCTTATCTTGGTGATTCATCAGAGAAAGGAACCTCGATGGAAATTCTTAAGCGCTCTGCAGAACTATTAGGATTAGGATTTAATACGAATGAAACAGAAACAGATGATAAACAAATCTGGCTTATGTGTAATTCCCCTGCAGGATTTATAGATGAAGTTAATAATCGAGCATGGAAAGATGAAAAGTCTTTCTTTGATTGGTGGGTGGATATTTATTATAATCTTAATTTTGTAAATGTTCAAAAGCAATTACTTGCTTCAGAAGAAACTATTGATGAAGCAGCTTTAATTGGAAATGTACCTATAGAATATTGGTGGGGAAGTGGGGAGGATAATACAGTAGGAACTGCTAAAGTATTCTCAAATTATATTGGATTCAGAACATCTTCCTTTTTTATTAGAAATTGGAGACCAATTAATAACTCATCCCAGATAACATTTACATATGGAACTTCTCTTACATGTACTTTTTTTGAACACAATAATATATTATATGAAGATCCGGAAGCCCAAAAATATTGGGAACTGGAAACTCCCCCTGACTATGATGTAAATAAGATAGATTCTCATATTCTTTTAAGAGGTAGAGCAACTTGGGATCCTTCAATTAATGATAATGAACCAGCAAGGGCTAATTATAATTACACTGAATTATATAAAAGAGCTCCTTGGTTGGGAATACAATATACTATTTCAAATCCAGATGACGATAATACTCAATGGACAGGAAATCACCATCGAAATTATATGAGAGCTAGGATTCATAATGTTATAAACATGGTGGAATTAGATAAACTTAATGTTGAAGTAGAAGTACAAGGTATAAACTTGAATATAATTAGAGGTGATAAACTTCCTATTGTATTGATTAAAAAAGATAGGATGGAAGCACTTTTAATACAGGAAGATTTTGATTCTCCCGAGGTAATAGATTTCTTTTATTCCGGATGGTATTATGTAAAGGGATTTGATCTATCTTGGACCTCTGGAGGAGATGGAGATATTTTAAATAGTTTCTCTCAGTCTTTTATATTAACAAGGAGAGAATGGCCAGCACCTGTCCCAACTGGTAAAAGAGAAAAAAGTACACCAGCACAAATACCTGTTGAGAGCTAAATTAAATTATAAGAAATGGCAGAATTATTAAGATCCGAATTAAGAAATCCATATAATTCCTTTAGAGGAGTTGGGAACCAGTTCCTTGAGTTTACAGATAGCATTCGTAAAATTGAGAGAACTTTTGATGAGCCAACTTATTATACATTTAAGATGTTCTTTTATTCAGATGATGATAAGGATAATGCGGCAACAAATGTAAACTTTGATAGAATGCCTCAACCATTATTCTCTAATCAGATGCAGGAACAAATGGATGCTAGAAATTATTACTCGACTACACAATATCTGTATGATATGGACGAGGGGGTTAGGGTTCAAATGCTTCAAGAGTTTAAAGCTAAATGGAATCAATTACAAGAACAATATCAATGGTACTTTCAATCAATATCAGGATTAAATTCTCTTATGAATGTAGTGCCCGGTAGAGGTCGAAGAGTAGCCCAAGATGCTAGGATTACAGTAAAAACATTAGAAGGATTGGATCAAAAAATAACATATCTTTTGAATCTTTATAGAAAGATTGCTTGGGATGATGATTATCAAAGATGGATACTTCCAGATATGATGAGATATTTCAGGATTTCAATTTATATTACAGAATTTAGAACTTTTCATAGATCAAATTTTGTAGCAAATTCTGAGATTAATCCGGAAACTGGCCAAAGATTTAATAGAGGATTAGAGGAGAGTCAACCAATGATTTTGTCTATCATTAGGAATATGACTCCTTTGTATATTTTAGATCTAGAGCGATGCGAATTCGATCTAGACTCATTTAATCTTATGCCAGATTCTATTAATGTAGGAGAGGCGGAAATGAGAGAATTAGAATTTGGTATAAAGGTTGGAAATTTTAAAGAGAGATATGTTAATCCTATTTTCAATACATTACTTAGTGATGTGATGATAAATGGATATGGAAGGACTGCTCAAAATGAAGAAAGTATTCGTTTAACTTCAAATCCTCAAAAGGCAAGTGAAGGTGCAGCATTGATTGATAGGGCTAAGGGAGATTCTTTAGCAACTTCATCTCACCAATCAGGTCAACCTTTTGTTCAAACAGGAAATATTGATAACCTTCATAATTCTACTCCCAATTATAATGCGGATGTAAATGATGTCAAGCCAGGTCAGCCAAATACCTGGTTAGGAAATACTTTAACATTGGGTAAAGCTTTGGTTACTAATTTAGTAGAAAGCAAAATTGATGAATTTAAAGTGATGAAAATACCTGGATTAGGAATATCTTTCAATGAAGCTATTGCAGCTATTCAATCTAAAAACGTATTTACTTTATTTGGAGCAGTAAGAAAAGCTTTAAATGATGAAGTAGCAGGTACTTTACCATCGGATAAATTGGAAGGAGAATTGGTTGATACTAAATTTAAAGATTTTTTAAGAGGTATTTCCGAGTCAGAAGCTACTGATGGAGATGCAATTGAACTTCAATCAGCAGCTAATCTTATCTTATCCGATCAAGGGGTATGGGAGGAAATAAAGGATCTATCTAAAGCTACGAATCTTGTAGGAGATGCTCTTGGAGAAATAAATACATTAGCTAAAATTGAAGGTATTAATGCATTGAAGAGATCTTATGCTTCCCAAGTTAATAATATAGTTCCAATTCAAGATAGTATGGTATTTGAAGGATTGCCTACTTCAACAGCTACAGGAAATGATCTTGAAGGGAAGAAATTGCAACAACCTCTCCCGAGTCAAGCAACTAAAGCAGGAAGTGTTCAAGTAGAAAAACAGCAATCAGCTGATTTGGGATCTACTGATGGAACTTTACCCGGAGGATTTCAACCATTACCTTCTTCTCAATTAGGAAGTGATCCGGGAGCTTCATTACCACAGCCCGAAAGTGGATTAGGTACTGATGCAGGAGAATCACTAAGTGTTCCAGAAGGCGGGTTAGGAAGTCAAATAGATAGTAATCTTACAATACCAGAAGCAGGCGAAGCAGTTGATGGAGATCCAATAGAAGCTAAACCATTACCAATACCAGAGCCAAGTCAAGCAACTAAGAATAAAATACAACAATAATGCAAAAACCGGAATTTTTAAAGAAAGATCTACACGATGATGATTGGATAGGAACTGTAACAAATAATATAGATCCTTTATTTTCCGGTCGTTGTCAGATAAGAGTATTTAGATTGATGGATGGAATAGATGCTAAGGAATTACCTTGGGCAGTTCCAATCAACTCCACCTTCTTTGCTGGAGATGG